TGTGTTCTTACCAGGAATGGGTAAACGTCGGGATGGCGCTCAAACATGAAGGCTACACTGCAATGGACTGGGACTCATGGTCCAAGGGAGACCACGCACGCTATCACGCAGGTGAATGTTTTAGAAAATGGGACTCTTTCGAAGGCAGCAACACCCCGGTTACTGGTGGGACCATTTATCAAATGGCAGTCGATGGTGGCTATGAACCGCCAAGATCATACGACGATGGCCGAGGAGAACTCGACTGGGATAGCACAATCAAGTATGACAACGACTATAAAATCATCGATAAAGACTGGGTAGAAGCCAAAGAAATTAAAGAGCCTGATCACTGGAACCCAGTGGCAGAAATTACCAGATATCTCGAAATCTTATTCGATAGCACCGAAAACGTCGGTTATGTGACCGAGACGTGGGAGAAAGATGGCAAGCATCTACCGACCTCTGGCTCATACGACCGAACAGCAGGTGAGCTAATCCAACTCCTTAATCGATGCAATGGCGACCTAGGCAGCGTATTCGGGGACCCTAAAGAAGAAGCCGGTGCCTGGATTCGATTTAATCCATTGGATGGTAAGGGCGTTAAAAATGACAACGTGACCGATTATCGGTACGCCTTGGTCGAGTCAGACAGTACCGACCTAGCAAAACAAAACGCCATCATCCGAGAGCTAGAGCTCCCTGTTGCCTGCTTGGTCTATAGCGGTGGTAAGTCCGTACACGCAATCATCAGAGTCGAGGCAAAAGACTACAACGAATACCGGACTCGTGTTGATTATCTGTATAGCATCTGTAAGAAGAACGGCCTAGCGGTCGACTCTCAAAACAAGAACCCTAGCCGACTTAGTCGTATGCCAGGGGTCATCCGGAATGGCCACAAGCAATTCCTCATCGATACTAACATCGGTAAAGCTAGCTGGGATGAATGGTACAAGCATATCGAAGACTTAAACGATGATTTGCCGGACCCAGAGGGGCTAGAAGATTTCTGGAATAACATGCCAGACCTTGCCCCTGAGTTAATCCATGGCGTATTACGTCAAGGTCACAAAATGCTGATGGCCGGCCCATCTAAGGCTGGTAAGTCATTCGCACTCATCGAGTTATCAATCGCTATCGCTGAAGGTAGCAAATGGCTTGGGTGGCAGTGCGAAAAAGGGCGCGTCCTCTATGTCAACCTAGAGCTGGACCGAGCGTCTTGCTTACACCGGTTCAAGGATGTTTACCAAGGCCTAGGAGTTGCGCCGCATAACCTAGGTAACATCGATATTTGGAACCTGCGTGGTAAGACCGTACCGATGGATAAACTAGCTCCAAAGCTTATCCGTCGAGCAGCCAAAAAGCATTACACAGCGGTTATCATTGACCCGATTTACAAGGTCCTAACCGGTGACGAGAACAGTGCTGATCAGATGGCACACTTTACCAACCAGTTCGATAAGGTGGCCACAGAGTTAGGCGCATCTGTTATCTACTGCCACCACCATTCTAAAGGGTCTCAGGGTGGAAAGAAATCAATGGACCGCGCAAGTGGTTCTGGGGTATTCGCCCGCGACCCAGATGCCCTAATCGACCTGGTAGAACTTGAAATAAACGAGAGTCTAGCTACTCAACAGTTAGATAAGGCCAAATGCCAAATCTACAAAGAGAGCATCTTAGAACTCAATAAGCGTTACTACGAAAAGTATGTGGGCTTGGACGATTTAGAGTCCGCCTATCAGATGAAAGAACACGCGCTCAAGGCCCTCACGACTCCGCAATACTACGACGTCAACCAACGCATTAAGGCAGCTGAACGTGAGCAGAAACAACGGACTGCCTGGAGAGTTGAAGGGACGCTACGAGAGTTCGCGAAGTTCGAGCCAGTCAATATCTGGTTCGGGTATCCAGTGCACACAGTCGATGAATCAGGCGTCCTAAATGATGTCGAGCCAGAGGATGCTCAACCGACCTGGAAGAAGAACTTCGATAAGAGAAAATCTCCTGATGAGAAGAAGGAAGAGCGCAAGCATTCGTTCGATACGGCTTTCAGCGCACTCAATGATGGCATCGAGCCGGTTACGATTGACGGCCTGGCAGAGTACCTAGGTATCTCAGATAAGACAGTTAGACGTCGTGTAAAGGAAGCCGGAAGTTATAAAATTGAAGGTAATTCCGTTATCAAAGTAGACTAGAAAAAACAGGCATGGACAAGACAAAATCGAGGACATTTTTCGAGGACGTCCTCGATGGACATTTTCGATTTTGTCCGTGTCCGGAGCGCGAAAATGACCTCCAGACAAACTCGAGACATTTTCGATTTTGTCTCCGGGACAGACACGCTATACCTCTTTCGAGGGTAAATAAGCGGGTGTCCCTGGCAGGTCCAAGGCAAGAACAGGAACAGGAACAGGGGGCTAAGGCTCCGCCCCCTGTAACCCTGTCCGTGTCTGTCCTTGCCAAAGCGCGAGAAAAAGAAAAAAATTTTTGAGGTGAAAATAAGGGGAAAAAAAAAACACCGTAAAAAAAACCGGGATGGGGCAAAAAAAAGCCCGCCACTTTATCACCCCCTTCCAGGCAAGCCGTTCTCGCTGGAAGAATCCGAGGTACTAGAGTGGCTATCGAGTCAAGGCGAGTTGCAACTGTGGTTATTCAATCAGCTGAGCTATGCGGGATACATCGAATACGACCCAGAGACTGGACTATGGAGTGGTATCGAATGCTAGAGTTCTTTATCCCACTCAAAAAGATTCCGACTGTCACTCACCAGCAAAAGAAAGCAGCAGTCAAAAACGGCAAGCCGGTATTCTATGAAGACGAAAAGCTGAAGCAGGCAAGAGAGTTATTCATGGCCCATCTGTCGAACTACAGGCCTGATACAAAATTAGAGGGGCCTATTCGGCTCACGACTAAGTGGCTATTCCCTCTAACGAAAGGTAAACGGAATGGCGAGTATAAAGTCACTAAGCCGGACACCGATAACCTCATCAAGCTCTTCAAGGATTGCATGACTAAACTTGGCTATTGGCATGACGATGCTCAAGTCGCTAGCGATATCATCGAGAAGTTCCACAGTGAGGTGGTCGGGATCTATGTAAAAATCGAATCATTGGAGATGGGGACATGGACATGATAATTATCTTAGCTGCTATCACAGCATTCATATCGCTAGGATTGCTGGTATCGGATGTGCGATTCAACGAAAAAGGAGAAAATGACAATGAATGATTTAATTGAAAAAGTAAATCAATGGTTCTTTGACCGAGACCTGGCCGAAGGAGATGGCTTAGGTCAAATCAAAAAGCTGAAGGAAGAGGTCCAAGAGTTAGAAGATGCTCATGCTGCTAACGATTTTGCTGAAGAGACAGACGCAGTGGGAGACATTACAGTGGTTTTGATTGGCTACTGCCTCCAGCGCGGCTTAGACTTTGAGCAATGCCTAGAGTCGGCCTATAACGAAATCAAAGACCGGACCGGTAAAGTCGTGAATGGGGTGTACGTTAAAGATGAGTAATATTACCGTATATTCCAAACCAAACTGCATGCAGTGCGAGTTTACTAAGCGCTGGTTACATGAAAACGGCATTCCGTATACTTCCTATGACGTCACGAAAGACGAGTTTAGCTTGGATTATATCAAGCGCCTAGGATATCAAAATCTGCCTGTGGTGGTAGTGGACGAAGGCGACAAGCACTGGTTCGGATTCCGGCCAGATCTGTTAGAAGAATTGAAGGAGAGATAAAAATGGCTGAATATAAAATTTGGTATTGCGAAAACTTTGAACAGTATACATATTTGATGCAACGTCTTGAAGAGAGGGGATGGATTTGGAACAACCGTAATCTTCCTACTGAATGGGCTCCTAGAATCGTCGTAGACGTAACAAAAGAACCCGTCTTCATTGTTGGGAATACCGGCAATAAGTGCATCGCGTTCTCTGAATCGTTGGAATCCATCGGCTTGGCAGTTGATGTCATTCGAGTGAAGATACCTAAGGCTGTTAAGGTGGATGAGGAAGCAAAGACAGAATCCGACGTAATTCAGCCAGGACATTACAACCAAGGTGACATGGATCTTTTCGAGATTTTCTACCACCAGTATCCGTTCAACGAGTTTAGAACCGGCATGCGGATGATTGCTGCTCGTTATTATCATAGATACCCTGACAAGAACGGACTGCAAGACTACGACAAAGGCGATGAAGTGATGCGCCGCTTGCGTGAGTACGAGGAGCGTGAAGCAAATGGCAGATAAGTTAGAAACTAAAGTCCGTAAAGAGCATCGAGACTTCCTTAAGAGAAAGGCTCAACAGTACCGTAGACAAGCGATGAAGCACGCCTATGATAATCCTAAGCGTTATAACGAGCTGGTTTACGAAGCTCGCCAATTCGACCTCTGTGCTGGGTTGATTTATAGCGAGGAGGATGATTGATGGAGCATCTGACTAAAGAACAGCTTACCGTCATCTCTCAAGCAGTGAAGTCTGAACTCGATAAGGACCAGAAACGAAAAGCCAAAGAGTTGAAAGATTACCGCTTACGGAATACAACACTCTTAGTCAAAAACTATCGCATGCTGCGAGTGCACTGCGATACAATCGTGGAAGATTTAGAAGTTTATGAAGATTCCGTCTATGATCCACAGGAGCTGACACTGAACACTCTGATGAAGTACAAGGCCCGGACAGCTAAAATGCTGGACTACTTCGATAGCATCTTCCGGGCCTATCATGAACTGGCTGAACGAGATACCGAAATGATGCTAAGACGATGGAAGACCGTCTTTCAGATGTATGTCGGGCCAGATAAGCACACTGCGGTCGATATGGCTGAATATTACGGTGTGGACGAGCGGACAGTTTATCGCTACCTCAATAAAGCTTTCGATGAACTATCAACGCTGCTATGGGGCATCACTTCATTCGATGATTTTGAATGAGAGGTGTCAAAAAGGTGTCTTGAACCTGTCATCCTAAAGGTGATAGAATGATATTGTGATAAATTGGAAGTTAGCCTACTTGATTCTAATTTGTCTTCCTTTTTCTTCAAGGAGAATTCCTTACGCAGAAAGCCGAGCTGACCTATCAGCTGGGCTTTTTGTTTTATAAATTTCGGAGGTGATGGAAAATGACGGAATTATCGCTTAGGCAAAAGAAATTCGCCGATGAGTACATCATCAGTGGTAATGCTACTAAATCGGCTATTGAGGC